TAACGGCTCGCCAAGGTAGGCCATAAGACTCAATGTGGCTGTCCATAAACTTAGGGATTAACTCACCGACAAACTCTTCTAGCAGCGGTGAGCCTGAGTCTAACCGTATTGATGAACTGATGTTACCTGCAAGTTCAGGCTTCATGTCTTCTGGCTCTTCTCTTGCCTCGTTAATCACAGTCCATATGTTTTCCACAACGTCTTCAGGTAGTTGTCCTTCAACAACCCCTATGTTCGGAAAGTTTCTTGGTAGTAAGTCCATGCTTAACCTTCTAGTGTTGCTATGCGAGCCAATGCTGCGTCTAATGCTGTTGATAATTCTTGTACTGCTTTAACTAAAGGATACACAAACATACTTTCAGAAACTAATTGTGTTCCATCTCCTTCATCAGAAGACCAACCAGTAAAAGTGCTTACCCCTGCTGTATCAAGGGCTGATTTAACTTCTTGTGCAATAATACCGTGATGTGTGCCTGTAGCTTTCTCAAATCTTGCATCTGATTTTAATTCTTCTGGCACATCTGCTTGTCTTTTCCACGTAAAAGTAACAGGTCTTAAATCTTTAATAAAAGACAAACCTAAAGTATCATTTTGTATGTTTTCTTTTAGTCTTTCATCAGAACTATGCGCCCAAGTAGCATTACTGGTAAATGTGTTAGATATAAAGTTACCACCACTACCTATTCTTACTGAGTTATCTGTTGGGTTTTCAACACCAAAACCAAGAACTAATCTTGATTGGGCATTTTGATGGTCAGTATCAGAATCAGCACCAATTATAACATTATAGTCTCCTGCTTCAATTACTGTACCAGCTTCTTTACCCATTAAAGTGTTGTGTTCGCCTGAAGAGACATTTGTACCTGCACTTAATCCAACAACAGTATTACTAGCTCCTGTAATAGCTTTACCTGCTCTACATCCTACAGCTACGTTACTACTACCGCAGTTAGCTGACAGTGCTTCAAAGCCTACAGCTACGTTATTTGTTCCATCATCAGTACCATCACCTGCAAGACCACCCACGAATGTGTTTTGTACGCCTGTGGTTACTGAGTATCCTGCGTTAAAACCTACTCCTACGTTGTAGTTATCTGTAGCTGTTGTGAAGTTTTGTGTGTATAAAGACCTTCTTCCGATAGCAACTGACCGACTACCTAAAGTATCAGTATGTAAAGCATCTTGACCTACTGCTGTGTTATAATCAGCATCTGTTAGTTCATCACCAGCTAACGCACCAATAAGGGTGTTCTGTTCGCCTGTTGTGACTTGCTCCCCTGCCTGAAAACCAACAGCAACATTATGTGCATCTGCCCCTGCGTTTTGAGTTGCTAATGCTTGAACCCCAATAGCTGTGTTTTTACCATGTTCATCTTCACTAGCAAGTGCAGCATATCCAATACCAACATTATTTGCACCAGTAGTGACCGCAACACCTGCGGAACTTCCAAGAAACGAGTTTTGATCCCCAGTAGTAATAGCAGTACCAGCCTCATCGCCCACAGCTACGTTGTAGTTGCCACCAGACTGTATTGAGTTACCTGCGTTTACACCTGCACGAAAGTTAGATGTACCTGCTGTTGATGAAATTAAATCACCACTGTAAGTTATTGAACTATTAAACGTAGCCGCCCCCGCCGCAGACATATCAAGGGTAAGGGCAGTTATTGCTGAACCACCATCGTTACCTTTAAACCGAATATCAGCATCTGATACTGCACTATAAAACGAAGGGCCACTACTCACACTACCAATTTCTAGTATTGATGTACCGTCATCCTTAAATCTCCAATTTGCTGCATTAGAATCTAGGATAATATCGCCCTCGGCATCAATAGTTATATCTGATGGAATAGTCATAAGTAATGTTTGGAGAGAACCTGCTTGAATATACGCCTGTGCCTGACTTGAACCAAACTCTAATCCATAGCCAGTGCTTTGATGAAACTCTGCAATTTTACCAGAAGCGTCTGATCTTCTTACATCTAAAGTTGCTGTTGGTGCGGTAGAGCCATTGCCGATACCAAGCTGTGCTGCACCACCAAGAATTAAATCATCACCACTTTGATCCCAAAGCATAAATGCTGAAGCAGTGTCACCAAAGAATTTAACATCGTAACCAGTGCCATCGACACCAACGGTTACCGTGTTATCAATTTGCACAGCACCGTCGATGTCCACAACATCTAGATTTGCTGTGCCATCTACGTCTATGTCTCCACCAATGGTCACATCATCCGTAACCGTCAGATCGTCATCAACCAATAAATCAACCACGTTTAATGTGGCAAAAGCATCAACAATCGCGGCACCCGAACCCGCTCCGTTAGAATATACAGCTTTTGTCTGACCCGCTGGAATTGTAACATTTGCGCCAGAACCTTGAGAAATAATAATGTTTTGCGAACCGCTAGTGCCGTTTTCAATAAACCAAAGCTTGCTAACCGTGTTTGGACCCAAGGTAATAGTACAGGCACTGTCTAGCGCACCCGTGTATTTTAAAAACAACGCACGACCCGGATCAGTAGCACCGTCCGCAATAGTCGTAGCATGAGTGTCCGCGTTTGTCGTAATTCCCTCTGTGCCAAAAGCAAAAGCTTCCGCAATTAATTCTAAGTTGGTGTTAGTCGTATCGCCCCAAGAGCCCGACTGTTCGCCAGACCCTATTTCTTCAAGTCGAAGATCGTTTGTATATACACTTGCCATGTTATTATCCTATGCTGCAACGCCATGCTCAATTTCAACCCAATTGGGCGTTTGAGACGCCGTGATGTTTGTAAAGTTAGAAGTTTGAGAAACCGTAATGTTTGTAAAGTTGGAAGTCTGAGAAACCCCAATGTTTGTAAAGTTGGAAGTCTGAGAAACCCCGATGTTTGTAAAGTTGGAAATCTGAGACGGCTCAATATTTCCCCAAATTCCTCTTAAAAACCCCATTTCGCTTGTCATGCTAAAGCCCGTAACTTCTACAACGGCTTTACCAACAACAGTCGTTGTGCCTATTGCAGAGGTCATTTGGGATTCAGTGTTCGTTGTAAAAAAACTGCCTAATGCTGACGTGCCAGAAACGCCCGTAACAGATACGTTGGCATCGCCCGTAACAGTTGTCGCGCCTATTGCAGAGGTCATTTGAGACGCAGTATTCGTTGTAAAAAAACTGCCTAATGCTGACGTGCCAGAAACGCCCGTAACAGATACGTTGGCAAGTCCAACCACCGTGACTGACCCAACTGATCCGGTGCCCGCAACACCTGTAACAGATACGTTGGCATCGCCCGTAACAGATACGGTGTCGTTGTTAACAGCCGCAGTCCCCGCAACGCCCGTAACAGACACATTAGCATCGCCCGTAACAGTCGTTGCGCCTATCGTCGAGGTTATTTGAGGCGCAGTGTTCGTTGTAAAAAAGCTGCCTAACGAAGACGTGCCCGAAAGACCCGTAACAGACACATTAGCATCGCCCGATGTTGCTACAGTAGTGCTGTTAACAACCGCCGTCGCAGTAACAGGATAGGCAACATTGGTGTTCCAAGTGCCCGTATTCCACCCTTGTATGGAGCTATTCCACCCCTGAAAGGCTGCGACCGAATCGGCCATTAGGCTATCCGGATAATCGCGTTAGAAGCATCCGCTGTCGGAAACACAATCGTAAAGTCCCCCGAACTTGCCGCCTTGTCCGCGCCAAAATCTAATACACACACGGTCGGATCACCCGAAGCCGCGTCGTTAAAAATCAACGCACCTCGAACCGACGAAATGGTTACAGTGCTAAACACTTCATCCGCAAAGTCCGTAAACGCGGTAGTGCTGCTTGAGGTGGGCGTTACGCTGGTTAAAGCTTGACCCTTGGCCGAGTAATTCGTGCCGCTTATCTCGTTGCTAGACGTATACGCCGTTGTAGCCGCTGTAAAACTAGCGCTGTTCGTATATAACGCTACATTAAATACATTGCTTGCCGCCGTAAAGTTATGCACTCCCTTCATTAGTTCGACTTTGAACGAAGTACACAGAAAGTTGCCACTAAAAGCCATTTACATTTTCCTTATATATTCGGCCAACTTTGGCTGACCCGCATCCTTTACTGCATTATATACCGTAGTTCTATCACTCTGAATAGCCTGTCTCATGTAGATGGCTATGATCTTCTCCATCTCACTCCGGTATGCACGGGCCTGATCCCGTATAGCAGGGTGCGCGTTGTCAGAAACACCTATTATTTTGTTTACGCAACGCTGCGCAGTTTCTTCCGGCGTAAACCCACGGTTGTCCGTAGTTTCAACACCGACTTTAAAATCGTTGGACATAGAAACGCCAAAAGACATGTTACTCATTGTTTCGGCCTCACAACAGGACCCGTTCGATATTCGTCGGTAACTTCTTTGGATTCACCCAAAGATTTAAGCCCAACCATCGCTTCGGAAAAACGCTTTTCATACAGCGCTTCCATATCCTGTTCCCCTTTCATAAAAATGTACGCTTCCATTAATGCGCCATATAACATTGCAATTTCAGCGTTTTTCCCAAACCACGTCACAGTAGTGTCCGCACCAATCGCTGTAATTTCTGCCGTAGCACCCGTAACATCTCCGGTGATTGTTTCACCTACTACAAAATCACCACTGGGTATTACAACTAACAACGACGTAGAACTATTCACCGAGCTTACGCCCCCAGATTCACCGCTAGTGCTTCCCGTAACCGTATCTGACGTTGTAAACGTGCCCGAAGAAGCTGTGGTTGTTAAGGTAAACGTGCTTTGAGTTATGCTTGTAGGACGATAAAAATAATGCAACTCAACATCAAAGCTGCTACTGGGTGTAGGTGCTATAATGAAGTTTTGTTGATCGTATTGCGCGTAATAACGGGGGTTTCCGGTCGTAGTGGCTCTTGGCGTAAAAGTTTGCACAAAATCCGCATCTTTAAAATCTAAAAAAACATGGTCGTTGTCCGAGGTTATATAAGACAACGAAAAAGGTGCTAAAAAATCATCAGGCACATTTAAATATTTGTTGCTACCCGTTAAACCCCCACTAGCGTTTTTTTGAAACAAATTTAATTGAACGTTTTTTAAAATGCGTTCTTCCGTGTTTCTTATAAAAATGGGCAAGTTTTTAACAAACGTCGTTTCATCATTGTCCGTATAGTCTTTTATCGCTTGCTTTAACGTAGTGTAAGTGTAGCTCATGTTGTTACCGTAACCTCTCCTACAGAAGCTTGCGCCTTTAAGTTGTTTTCGGTAAGCCCGTAAAAATCCCCGCGATAACCCACTGGATTAAAACCCCATTGAATAGCGTCTATCTCCGCAGCGTTTTGTGGCGGACGAGCGTCTTTTAAAGCTTGAGGATCAGTAACTGACCTAAACGGGCCTAACTGAGGTTGCTTGGTTTCAAACTCGTCTTTGCCCACCAACAACCCGTTCCACTCTTTGCGCATGTCTTTGTACCGATACCGAAAACCCGACCGGTCAGATATTGCAAACGCATTTTTCCCTGATGCAAATTTACCCATTATCCCGTCCTGTAGTAGTCGTATTGTGGCGCAATATTAAACGAAGCGCGGTCCCTGTCTTCAGTCATGGCGCGTTCAAACTCTTCCTCATACATAGCTTTTAAAAGTTGAACACGCTGTGGGGCCCGCTTTACAGAAATGTAATAAGCTAAACCCGCCGCTAGGCAGGGGTAAAACCGAAAAGGAACATCCATCGTGTTCACGTATGTATCCGCGTCATCCATACGAGTAAGAGCATTGTAATACACAACATCTGTGCTGTTTTCAGGAGTCGGCCAAATTTTAAGGTTTGGCGTTACCTGCCTGTCAAGAAAAAATTGATTAGGACGGCCCGTGGTAGACTTGTTGGGAATGTTTAAAAACTCCGCACGACTCATTCTAGACAGAGCGTAATCCGTGTTGTCCCGACGAACCACTACGGAAAGTATGTCAATAACATCCGCACCCAAAGCGTACTGCCCCGTGTCGGCAACCATCGAAACGGTACGTTGCAAAATAGTCCACTGGTTTAACCCACGGTTAGCCCAATCAGCCAACATGAGATTTAACGAACGTTTTGCCGTTTTTAAATCATAGCCCGTTCGAACCTCTAATCCACAACGCTCAAAGGCTTCTTCAATGTATTCGTCTACATCAAGTTCAAAATCTGCACTGTTAGAAACGGCCATGTTAATCCCCGTTATAAATATTGTCGAATATTTGGGTTACATCTAACGTGTAGTCTAAATCAGATTTAGAATAATGTACATGCTGAGAAGGCTTGAAGTCAGGGGCCCCCTCCCCCGTCTCAAACCAAGCCGGATGTGTTACCCGAACACGGTTGTTGGGCAACGCAATTATGCTTCCCGTCCACTTATCCGCATCTAACAAGTACATTACATGCGCCTGCTTATGCTGAGCAGGATCGTCCGCAACGTCTGTGCCCGTGTAATCCACCGTAAACATGTATTTTGCGGGATAAAAAAGGCCGTCAACTTTTGCCATCCAAGGGCACGGCGAGGCCCGGTCTAACGTATACACCGCATGAGTGTGTGAAGGGCAGTCCCAAGGTTGGGCGGCATGTACCGGCATTGGTTCAGGCCACTCTTCCAAGGGTTCGTCAGCAACAAGGGCTGTAATGGGCATACGGGCCCACATAGCGCCGCCATGAATGTTACCTTCTGGTTCGTCGTCTGATTCACAACCCGTAAAGATTAATTGAAAACTTAAACAACGGTTAGGAATTGTAGTAACCGCAATCGCCATCGCATGTAAAAATTCGCCGTGATAACGGTCATGGTTGACTGTATATTCACGACGAACCCAACACTTGAAATGCGGTATGTTGCTTTGTAAAAAAGGCATTCAATTACTTTTTCCTAGCCGCGCCACCGCGTTTCATCTTTGCTGCACCGCCTTTAGCAAAACCCTTTTTCTTCATCATTGCTCCGCCGTTGCGCATCCTCTTCGCGGCACCGCCTTTAGCATAACCCTTTTTCTTCATCTTCGCTGCGCCACCTTTAGCATAACCCTTTTTCTTCATCATTGTTTTGCTTCCTTTTATTTCGCCGCCTGCTTTTTTGGCAGTTTTAGCTGAATCTTTAAAATCTTTGGCCGTGGGAGCCCCTTTAGACCCCGGAGTTCTCATCTTTTCATTAGAACCTGCCGCAATGCGTTTCTTTTTTGCATTAATGTTAGCATACAAGCCGGGTTTAGCCATAAGATGTTCCTATTTATGAAAAGCGTACAAATCTGCTATTTTAGTGTTATTTGCTTCTACAATTTCTAAAAGAAGCGAGTAGTCCTTGTGTAGTAAGGCCACCGTAGTTTTTAACTCAACCAAAGTAGTGCCCACCCAGCCTAATACGGCAAAAATCGCTGTTATAGACAAACCTAAAAAAACATCTGATTTCATGTGCATTTCCATCTTTTACGAGCTTGACGCAACCTACTGTTGGGATTCTTCGCAGCTTTCGGAAACTTCTTCATTTGACCCGCCGAACGGGCACAATACGACTTGCGTCGTTTTGCGGCTTTGCTGCCCTTCTTTACCTTGCCCGTAACTGCCCGTTTTAACTTAGACTTAGGGTTGGCTCTTTTGTGCGCTTTAATTCCAGCCTCAGTCATTCCCGCCCCTTCTTTAGTGGGGCGGTAATTTTTTTTATTTCGTGGAATCGACTGTTCAGCCATACTTTTTACGCATATACAAAACAATCGTATAGGTATCTGCGCTGGTATGACCAACCGTGGTAAAGTTAATGTCGCCCGTTTTTCCGCTGCCCGCATTATTAGTCAAGCCGCCGAAAGACATATAGTCGTGATCGCCGCTTTGGTTTTCGCCAAGCTCAATACAAAACGCGTCCGTAGTCGCGTCCCACAAAATCTTGACTTTCATACCAATGCATTGCCACCATATTCGTTCAATAACAACACCCGTACAAGTGTCGCCGTCTACGCTAGTTCCTAACGCAGAAACATCGACTTTTGTAACAGCAGCTTCTCCGCTGCCGTCGGAAACGTTGGTAAACTTCATAACGGCTTGCTTGCCACCGTCGATTAGCGTCTGTGACGTTACAGCATCAGCCATGTTATTTACTCCTTATGTTAAATTAAGAAGCCACATCATAGCCAAGTATTGTAATAACCAAGCGACCTGCGGTGTAATCAGCATTCGTTGCATCACCCGAAACTAAATACAAATACTGGTCAGCAGCAATAGTCCCGCCAGCAGTACGCGTTCCAGCCGAAGCGTCACCACCGTTAATGATGAGTGTTTCAGTCAAATCACCAATCGCACCATTTTCAACACCCGTTCCTTCCGTTGCTGAGTAAAGATCAATGTCTGGATCACCACCCGCAGGGGTTTCAAAACATTCCATCTTTACACCAAAAACAACACCTTGGTTTGCAGTAGTAACTCGACCAATATATGCAACGCCATCGTCGGCTTTACCAATAATGTCATTTGCCGCGGTAGATGCTAAACCGGTAAGATCAATCATGATAGTGGTTTTTACGATATTTACGTCAGTAGATGTATCGCTTTTAAAACGCTCTACTTGCGTAATGTAAACTTCAGCAGTGCCTTCAATGCCAGCGGCGCTGGCAGCTTCCGTTCCCATTTTTGAGCCACTGGTAATAGTAATAGCACCAGTAGTCGCATTTTTTGATACAGTTTCAAAACCGTTTTCAGAACGCACTGGTCCTGAGAAAGTTGAAGTAGCCATTATGATCTCCTGTCTTGGCTATTGTCAGTCACATAGGGTGACTGTCAGGGATAAAACCACAATACCACATCTTAAAAAAAAAGAAAGGGGCAACCAAATGCCCCTTCCAAACTAACGCTAACGTGATTTTTAAGCCGCGCCGGGAGTTCCGAAAACAGACCGCCAATCACTGACGCCAAACGAATAACGCTCACGAGCCTTAAACCGCATGTTTCCAGTGTCAAAGTCACCTTCCATCGCAGTCTTAATGGCCGAACGGTTAAAGTATTTAAAACCGTTTGGAGCATCCGTCTTTATAAAATAAGCATCCGTGTCCGTAAGGAAGTGGTTAACCACCGCGCCTTCCGGAATCATGCCCATATTCTTCATGGCGTTGTTGTCGTTATCCGCAGTGCCCGGACGAAGATTGGAGTTTAAAACCCTCTCCGCAACAAATTGAAGCTCCTTCGGAATAATCAACTTCGTTCCGCGAACCGCAATCTTTAAGCCACGCTCATCTGTTAAACCTGCGATATCAATCAACATCTGCTCCAACGAAGTCTCGTTGAGGTCCGCTGCTGTTGACAGAAGGTTGCGCTGGTTTCCAGACAACGAAGGGTGCGCCGAAGAACAAAGCGCCGCACCATCACCAATCGCATCCGCGCCGGTAGAAAAAGCGTTGTTCAAAATAGCCGCAGCCTTGATCTGCTTGGTTTGAGCCATCGAACGAGCCAACGCTTTGGTGTACCGCGAAGCTAGACGATCATACAGATTGTCTTCAATTGCTTCTTCCGTAATAGAAAACGCAAGCGCAATAGTTTCGTGGGTATACCGTGCCGTGTAAGTCTCCTGTGCGTCATCAAACGAAATGGCCCCACCTTCACCCTTAACAGGTGCTGTGGAAAAACCACCGAGCATAACTTCTTCCTCAAAAGCTCTGTCTGAACTCTCTTCTTCAAAGATGTCGCTATGTTCGTTTTCATAACGGTCGTACTCAAGCCCAAACAACGCGTTCAGTCCCGGTTCTAGCTCTTTTGCTAGTTGTGCGCGAGAAATAGCCATTTTTTAAGCTCCTTATACGCCTGTCGTAGAAACAGTGGCCGCTACAATCGAACCCGTAGGCGCGTTGAAGTGGTTGTTTATACGAACAATGAGAGGGATACCAGCCGCGGTAAAATCCGAATTAGCAGCATCGTCTAAGACGCCCATAATTCGAAGAGCCAACGTGTTGGTGGTTGCAATAGTGTTTAGGTCAGCCGTTGCTGACGATAACCCAGTAGAAGTCGAACCGCTGTTACCTGTAGCAAACGCAATGTTTGCAAAAACAGCCGCACGAATTTCTGCTTCAGTGTTTGCTGCCGCAACAACATTAGATGTTGCAATCCGAAACAACTGATTGGGATCGTCATACAAAAAAGCTTTGACCGGATAATCACTGTCTGCGCCCGATCCGGGCCAGTAATTAGACCAAACAGGCTTTCCTGTTGTGCTGGAAACGTATTCGCATCCACCAAAAACCCCACAAATTGCAACGTTGCCGCCAGCCGCAGCTTGCAGGTCGTCTATGACGCCCGCAGCTAACGGAATAACCGCCATGCCGTTAAAAATAGGATTAGAGTTGTCAGATGCGATACGATACTCGGTCATGCCAGAAGACGAGACCGAAGAGCCCTGTCTACTTATCGGACGAAGACCATAAGACGTTTCTGTATTCGCCATTATTTTTCTCCATTAAAGGAGGAGCTAGTTCTTTCTAGGTCCACCAAAGGTTACGCGAGATTGACGATCCGGTTTGTTGATCGTCATGGTTGAATGTGCGTTCTCTCGCATCATATCCTGATCCACCGCTTCCATCTGGTCTCTATTTCGACTGTCGAAATACTCCGTCCGTTCTGCAATGGTTTCTTCTGGAATGCGAGCTAACATTAAACCGCCAACCCCAAATACACCTTCATACTTGCCTGATTCAATTACCGGGGATTCAAAGTCTGGGTACTCGTCCTGACGAACAAGTTCATAACCTTCGCGCATCTTAGCGCTGATGTTTTTTCGGTCGTCAAAACCACGCGTTTCTGCGCGAATCCAACGATGCTTAAAACCATCCGGTGCAGGTGGTGCATCTAACATAGACGGGGGAGCCCACGGCTTACGCGCAGCCGTTTTTTCCCGAGTTTTGTTTGCGCGAGGAGTTCGATCAATTTTATCATCAGACATGGTTCTAATCCTTCACGTATTTTGCGTATTCACTTAGCGGCACACCCAATTTCTTCGCGATAGCGACTTGGCTAGGGGTGAGTCTAACCTTTTTCCCACTGCTGCGCCCAGATGTGTTTCTTGAAACTCCAGCAACCGTCTGAGCGGGCCGTCTACTGGAATTGTTCGCGGGCGTTCTAAACTTGTCAGATATGCGCCGATCTAGTTCGTTATAGTAGTCATTTGACTGTGGGTCAAACCCCTCGTCCTCTACAAGCTTTTTATGAATCCCAAACGCCGCAAATGTCATGGCCTCGTCTTGACCAAACCACTCATTCTGTTCCGCCCACTCTTCCGCCTTGCGGTCCGGACGACGAACTTCCTGCTGTTGTTGTGGCTGCTGCTGTGGCGGCGGCTGACGCTGCTGTTGCTGCATTCGCTGCTGTTGCATCTTGGCTTGAGACGCACGATCATTCTCAATAGATAAAGACGTAATCTTCCGATTAGCCTCCACCGCAGCCTGCGTGTCCCCAAGCTCCATCGCACGACCAAGCTCCTTCTCCGCTTGATCCAATTGAGACGTTACGCGGTTCGTGTACTCATGGACATAACTGTTGTCCAAGTTAGCCATGCGATTCTTTAATGTTTGCGACTCACTTTGAACCTGCTTGGCATAATTAACCGCCTCACTCTCCCGACGCTCCGCCTCGCGCATCTTCTTTGTTAAACGATCAATGCGCTTCTGCGTGGCGCTGTCCGCCCGCTCAAACTGGTCCCCAGAACCCTCAACCTCTACCGTCTCTACCTCAACTTCCGTCGCTTCCGTGGTGTCGAGGTCTAACTCAACCTGCCTGTCATCTGCCATTAGTCTCTCCTAGAAATGTAAAATGTCTTCGGGATTGGATATTCTAGCCAAAACCTCGTCATCGTTTAAAATCCTGACCTCACCACCGTCGATCTTAAAACGTGAACCAGCGTAACGGGCAAACATTACCCAATCACCCTTCGCGCACCACGGTCCTTTTGGAAATTTGTCAGAATCTATATATGCCAACGCGCCCACTTTAAGGACATAACCCACCTGAGTTGAAACAGACTGTTCCTCTACAATATGGTCCGGCAAATATATGCCGCTTTCCGTCTTGCCCTTACCCTTGTAAGGAAGAATCAACAGCCGCCAACCCGTGGGGGTAGGCATTTTTTCTAAAAGAGATTGGCCCAGTTCTTCCGGGTCCAAAACCTTGTTTGTCTTTTCTTTATACGCGTCTTCTAAACTAGCCGCGCCTAAGTCGATTGCTTGTGCTTTAGTCAACACTACGCTCCTGTTTATCTAGCAGGCCCTTGAGTTCCTGTTCCACATGATTTAGGGCTTCCATGTTGCCCATAAGCTCACGATAATGCTCCATTGATCTTACGTTGCCATACTGCATTAATTCAACAACGCCTTGCCTTCGTTCCTTTATAATGCGGAAAACAGCTTCCGCAATGTATATCTCATTCATTCCCACATAATCCCATTTTATCCGATACTGGGAACTTATGGGATTGTTTACTGATCCACAACCTACAACATTAATTCAAAATGAGGCGCGTCAATAAAAGGCCTTCGGGACTGAGACCGACGAGTGTCAATGTACGAGTTCATGGCATTCTCCGCCGTTCCGGGAAAACTACCAATGTCGTTAATAGTCCACGCCGCGCCCCAACGCAATTTCACACCGGCCGCAGACGCGCCTTCCTTCATTGCATCAGCAATCTCGTCGTACAAATTAAGCTCCCACCGACCGCCGTTGCAATACGCCATCAAATCCACCGCGTTGCCGTCAAGATGCTTACTTTTCATAGTTTGTGACGCCCCTTTGGCGACCAGAGCCTTCTGCTCGGCCATTGTCCTCAAGCCGCAAATGACGCTGAAATCCTGTTTGGTCACACCTATGGCGTATTTCACGACCGTTACCAGCCTTTCGTCTACCCCGTCTAGGTTTGACAGGCTTCGTTTTCCTAATTTGTATCCCATGAATCATTTCATCCCTTTTATAAGCTTCGCCTGTTCCCGAATAAGCTCCTGCTGTTTCTTTAGATCCAGCCATTGCCGGTCTAACTCCGATAATTTAGGAAAAGGTACAACTTTATCTGTCACTGTTTCTCCGTAAGGCGGTGGTTTTTGCAATTAAATCATCAGTCTCCTTCCGAGAGGGGGCATTAGAACGATAGACCGGATCGTCCCGGTTTATTGGATTGTCCCGAGCATTTAAATTAAGTCTTTCTCGTAACTTCCACAATGCTCCCTTTTCCGTTGTTTGACCCTGTTGCATCCGCTCTAAATCTCTTAAAAGCCTGCGCTTCTTGGCCGCCGCGGCGCGTTCTCCCTCTAAAACTACGCGATTCGCCTCTTCTTCTTGAAGCTGTAAAACGCGCTCCTTCGTTTTGCGGCGTTGCCTAGCGTTCTTAGCAGCTTTTTGTATTCTTGATCCCATACCTATTTCCCCGCATATTTAGATATAGCCCGATTTCCAAACCAAAATGCTAAAACTGCGCTCATAAGTCCGGCGGTCTCTTGATCCCACATAAGTTCTACAGCTTGAGTCCATTCGCCACCAGATTGCCCTACTTTAATCATTATCACAACTTTCGTTGCTACAAACAATCCGAAGAAGGCATAAGTAATAACAGGACGAACACTACCCCGAAGAGCGTTGATAAATCCGCCAGCATCGATAGATCGGTCATGTTCATACAACCCCTTCGTTTCTTCAATGTCAGCCTGCTTGTCTAGCTCAACAAGTTTCATTTCAGCACGTTGTTGCGCTAGTTCTGTTTCTAAACGCATCATCGCCATGCGATGTTTTTGTTGCTGGTTGGCTTTAAAAAAGTTTAGGATTTCAGGTAGAAAAGAACTACCAAACCCAAGTAAACTGCCTAAAAGTGCTATCATTTCCTTATCCTCTAAACTTTTTCTAGTTGTTCATTTGTCGGAACTTCTTTCTTTAATAAGTTCACAGTAGTCTTTAAACGCCCCGATAGCTTCTCTACGGTAGATTTCCGACAATTGGGTCAGTGCATCATCTTTAAAAATTGACACTGGCCGAACAATTTGCTCCCCGTTCCCCGTTAAATAGTCAGGGGTTACTTTTCGTGTGAAAGCCATACCGCAAAAGCTCCTGTCATTGCGCCTGTTACAACAGAAATTAATCCGGCCTGTTGCGTAGACAATTCGGGCATCGATAGGGCCCATTCTATACAGCGAATGTACATGACGGTCATAACTAACATCATAAACCGAGGTAGCAGTTTGTAGTGCAAAATCTTTTCAAAAACTATAGACATGTGTTTCCCCTTAAAATCCATCAGACAAACCTTTCAGTATGTCCTTAATTGTAACCTTTTCTTTAGCATTAGGCGAGTATTCACATTGAAACTGCTTTGGACACTCTCGAAAAGAAAAAGTTGGGTAATGATACCCTACTCCATTATTAACAGAAGAATAGATGCACGTCTTTACTCCGTCAATTTCTACTCTTTTCCACAAGTTGCACTGCACATACTCTGGAAACAAAAGCGAATTAGCAAGAACTAACGGAAGAAGAACTGTCGTCATAACACAGTCGAAATTAAATACATTCCGCCCCCCAACACACCTATAATTAAGGCGGAAAGCACTAAAATAGCCAGATTATTCTGAATTTGACGCTTGGCTTCGTCTTGTGCATGTTCTTGCTCAGCCCGTTCCTTGCGAATAGAACGCCGCATCTCAAGCATTTCGTCATACGTGCCCCAACCAAAACGCATGTTTAACATCGCCGCAATCTCCGTCTCACGCTCCTTTAAAGTTTTTTTATGAATCAGTATCTGTAAAGCTTCTTCCTCTATAGATTGTGAACCTTGCGTAGCACGTTCAAAGAAGGTGGGGTTTTTGCGTTGTTGTTCAGCGCGGTTGATGTCACTACATGCACCATACCAACTTCCTAGCTGCTTAGACATACTTTCGAGGTCTTTTGCGTGTCCAATAAGCCTCTTGATACCGCTATAAGCGGCAGAGGCGGTGGCAAAAGCCGTTATGGGATCAATAATTGCAGTATCCCCCTAAATAAACGTTATACCATTTGATACGGAGACGTTATAGCCGGAGCAGTATAACCACCCGCAGGCGGTGAATAAAAGTTTTCCTGTATCTGAGGTAACGCCATAACACCCTTGGAAAAGTTTTCTCCCGAATAGTTACTTAACCCGTATCCACCCGTCATTTGGGGGGAAGAAACGGGAAGAGGTTGAAAAGACTGCGGCATTAATTGTTGTGCTTGAAATGCCATCTGGTTTTTGCGCATCATGTTTTCTGCATCCGGTGCCTGACGGCCCCCAAACAACGAACCAATGCCGCCTATAGCGCCGCCAAACGGACCATTCGGCACAGCTTGCGGAGAAAACAGTGGTCGATAAACTTCGTCACCCGATAGGTCTTTTGCATCACGTTCAAAAACCGGCCTTGGAGCTAATGGCTGATTACCCAAAGCGCCCGGAAGAGCCGTGTCTATCGGAGATTGAGGCGAAGTCCTACCTGCCTCGGCATTAAGACGCTTAATCTCAGATTGTACCGCAGCAGCTTGCTCTTGAGGTAAACTAACCCGAGCTAATTGACGGGCCAAGTCGTTTGCAGAACGACCATCCGCACGAAGCCCCGCATTGGGACCAGAAGCCACAGGAGGAGGAGTTGGAAATATCGGTCTCTGACCGCCCGTAGGAGGGCCGCCCGTGGGAGGAGTTGGAAATACCGGTCTCCGACCGCCCGTGGGAGGGCCGCCCGTGGGAGGAGTTGGAAATACCGGTCTCCGACCGCCCGTGGGAGGACCACCCGTAGGAAGACCGCCCAAAAACGGATATCTCTGGTTCAAACCCTCTCCCGGAAGAACCTGTGTCTGAGGGTTAGTTAACGCCTGCTCCTGTCTACGCCGAAACGTCTCCATTTGTTCGGGCGTTGGTGCCATCATAGACATAATCTAACACTCCCAATAACCGCCGCCCTGTGTCGCCGCGCCCATGCCACGAGCAACCCCGCGCTTCATCGTAGTAGGTATCTTGACCGGAGCCGTCTTGCCATACGGAATACGGCCCTGCTTATCAATTATCGCAAACTTTGTGGGTTTGGGCGCAGAACCCGCCGGGGCCCCGTTTACCTTTACTTTAGCCATCATTGATTCCTTTGCTTCAATAATTCGCGCTCCATCGCGCTCTGTATCCGCTTGTCTGTCTGCTGTTCCTGACTCTGCAAACGCTGCTGGAATTGCTGCCCACGCATCTGCATGTTCTGTTGATCCAACTGCAACTTAGCTTGGTCAATCCCAGCGTCGGACTGATTCTCCTGAGACTTGATCTCTAACTCCTTCTCCTTCAACTGTACCAACGGATCAGGACCTTGACCAGAAATTTGTCCGGATAACTCCTTCGCCTGCTGCATACCCTGCGCAATCATCTGAGCAACCATCGCCTGATACTGTAGCTCGTCCGCACCCGGCTGCTGTTGCATCTGCTGCATCGCCTGCTCCTCAGACTGTATCTTGACATGCTCCAAAATGTGCTTCTGTAACATCATGGCAACAGGCGGCATCTGACCAACCATCGGACTCGCCCCAAATACTAAATGAGCCATAATGTGTGACTGATGATCCTGACCCTCAAAAGCCTGCAACTGCATCTGATCTAAAGCGTTGATGTTCTCCTGCGCGGGGTCCAAGGGCCGCGGCTCCTCGTCAGGAACCTCCTTCATTATTCGATCAACGTCCGTAATTCCTAAAGCCTCGTACATGTCACGGTAAACCTCGTGCATGTTATGTAACTCAGGTGCCTGACCCGCTAACTGCATCTTGGTTTGCGATAACGCAATACGCTGAGCCTGACTGAATACATTCGGATTAGATACAGGTATTATGTCTATACGATCATCAAAATCACTCGCCATGACAGACGCGTCGTCCCCCGCAACCGAATACGGGTACTCCTGCGGTAAACTCTCCGACATTACCCTAGCCAGAATCTTAAACTCCTGACGCAGCGCATAATGTAACCGCTTGTGTACAGCAGACATAACACGCGAACCCTGCTCCAACATCGCTATCGTCGTGCCAACCGCCGCACTCTGATTGCCGTCCCCTACCTTCATGTCAGTAATAGTCGCAAAACGCTGACCAGCCTCTACAACAAACCCTAACAAATTAAATAATGTCTGATCAGGACCCTTAAACGGTAAAGGCATTAAACTGTCACGTATAGCCCCGCCCGGTGCATCAACGTCCCTAAATTCACCCGGCTGTAACGGATCGTCGTCGTCCCGTATGCGTAATCCGCGGGCCTTGAATCCCGCAGGCAAATTCGACAACGTACCAGCGTCAATCAACTGACGTAACGCACTCGTCGCCGTCCGCGATAAACCGCCAATAGTATGGATCAAGCCTAAGCCGTAGAACCCAAATCCCGGCAAAAACTTAAAATGTGTGAAATACGAAATCTTGCGCTTCGTGTCGTCATCCTCAAGAAAATTACGCCGAATAGACAAAACCTTGCCGTTGTCCTGTGAAATAGTCACAATATACGGTATCTTAATGCCCGTAGACTCCCCGTCCTCGTCTAAATCCTCATAACCCTCCAAGTCTAAATCAACGTGACACTCCAACAAAGTGCAATCATAATCAACCTGAGAAGGCGAAATGCCGTCAATCCGGTTAATCTCCGTGTCAACGTCACTTAAATCACCCTGCGCAGGTATAACATCAACGTCTAAATAAATGCCCGCATACTGCTTCTTGCGCAAATCATTCAAATCCATCCGAACAACCTGACTAATATTCGGACAAGTGTCCAAATCAGACGTGTCATACGGTACAACCAAATTCTGCGCCGGTACAAACCTACTTACAGCACGGCCTAACGTCTCATCAAAATACGTCTTCTTAAACGTACTTCCCGCTAACGGAAGATAAAACAACATCTGATCCATGTCAGGCGTGTAATCCTCCATTACATTCGTAATGTAATAATTCATAAACTGACGAACACGCTTGGCCTGATCCTGCTTGTCACGAGTCTCCTCGCCCATAACATGAGTCTTTACAGGGCCACTCGCAGGCAATAATTCGTTAAAAGCCTGAGCCTGAAATTGCGTGGCAGCTTCCGCCAATAAAGGATGAGTCACACCACTCGCACCGCGAAACGGCTGCGTCCGCTCCTCGTAATTAAAACCTAATAAATCCAACCCGTTTGTGTACGCGTCCTCCCAATCCTGCCTGCCAGCCTTGTTAGAATCAAACTCCCCCAATAAATCATTGGCAATACGACCTAACTCACTGTCAGGAATCTCATCAGCTAAATTCCCGTAAAAATCATCCCCCTCACCGCGCATGTCACTCGGATCAAAATCCACAATAACACCGCCATCTTCCTCCTCAACAATCTCTATCTCAGGCCCGTCGTCACTAACCGCAAATAAAGACATGTCCTGACCAGAATCAGGTAACTCTATCTCTAATTCCGCAGCTAAATCAGCCTCGTCTAACTGACTCGGGACGTTCGTATCCATTAATCCGCCAATAGCCATTGCAGTCTCCGTCAATAATATACTCGCACCTTAGCAGAAACTTCGTCCTCTTGCCAATCATCTGTTGGCAACTGTACAAAATTGCCCTGACGATACCTCATCAAAGCCTGCGTAGCACTGTCAACTAAATCATCATACTCGCCGTAAGGAAATGCCGCCATCTCCTCTATCAACTCGTCCGCCCAAACCTTGTCCGGCGCAAAAACCATGCCAGCCTCAAATAATGGACTAACACTGTGTAACCTACTTACCTTGTCATTACCACGACTAGGTGTGAAATTTACAACAGGTATCCCAACCTGACGCATCTCCTGCGTTAAAGGAGTCCCACTCGCCTTCGCCTCAACTATAACCGTGTCAGGCTCCCAAAACTTGTACTCGTCAAACGCTATGCGCTTTAATTCAGGAAAATCCCAGCGACCCTTCTTGGAATCTAACAAAATTAAAGCCGGAGAACCGCCAGCCTCATCAGGATAAAATACACCCCAAGTGGTGATCGCACTGTAATCACTCGTCTCCCGCTTGCTAAATGCCGTGTCGTAACTCTGAATTACATACTGTAAATCAGGAACCTTCTCCTTGTTCCAACGCTGCCACCACTCGCGAGGAACAATCGCATTCTCCTCACCCGTCGGATTCTGCTGATACTGAGCATTCCACTTAATAGGAGGTATCGAAGCCTTGACCGCCGTTAAATCAGATAAAGACCAATACTCCGGCCAACAAGGAGTCCCATCCTCAAATATCGCAGGTAACTCAACAATCTCCCACTGATCCGCTAAAGGGTCCTTCGCCATCGCACGTAATAACTGACCCGTCATGTCCTTCTCAGACCAACGAGTCTGAACCAAAACTATAGAACCACCCGGCTGTAATCGCTGACGTGGACCGCCAGTGTACCAATCCCAAGCGTCGCTAAAACCGTTTGCACTCATCGCAGTCTGCTCCGAATGAGGGTCGTCAATGATAATTAAATCACCACCACGTCCCGCTAAATTCGAACCAACCCCAACAGCATAATACATCCCCCCAGAACTCGTGTCCCAACGTCCAGACGCCTTCGAATCCGCAGCTAACTTTACGTCTGGAAATACCGCCTTGTACTCGTCCGAATCCAATAAGTTCTTCGTCTTCCTACCAAAATTTACAGCCAACTCCGTAGTGTGAGTCGCCTGTATGATCTTCATCCGAGGGTCCCGACCCATCATCCACGCAGGAAATAAAAATGACGCAAACTCACTCTTCGTGTGCCGCGGAGCCATGTTGATGATTAAACGCTTTAAATCACCACTAGCAACACGCTCCAACTTCTCCGCAATAATCCGGTGATGCCGACCAGAAACAAAATCCGGCCACATGCCCGAAACAAAATTTAAAAAATTATCCCGCTGAGACTCATGCTTCTCTATCTGTGCAAGCCTAAGTTGTAACTTTAGGGCCTTCTCTTGTACAGCTATGTTCACGGATAAGGGACCCTCACAGCTTCTAGTTGCATTTCTATAGAAATTTCCATTATTTTTCTCCTTTAGGTTGTATTAATTAAATTAATAATTGCATAGTTATAACCCATATCAAAATTATAGTAAATATTTGTCAAAAACATGGCCCAAGCCCCCGCAGGTCGGCACGGGGCCCGCGGTGCGCTGTCAGCTGATATATCACTGAGAACACCGGTAAATGACCCGATATGCAGGGGCCCCTAGTCGCGTTTAACGGTCCTTGGGCCATTGATAATATGGGATATTGTCTAGCCTGGGCGGGTTTTCGTGGTCTCCCTGCGGTTGTCTGGCGCGGATTTCGCGACGGCTGCCGGCAGGATCTGGTCGCCAGCTGCGGCAGCTGCGGCAGCTGCGGCAGCTGCGGCAGTTAATTGACGCTCGATCGACCGGATCGGTCCAGATCCGCGGCCCTCTCGTCGAGCTCGTCAAAATTAACTGGGTATCTGGGCACGAGATCCACGAGAATGGACCTCGAACCACGGCCCTCCCGTCCAGCTGGTGGGTTTTGCGGTGGGTGCGGGGGCCACGGCCCGCCATGTCTAACTA